AGGGTTGTAGAACTGGCGGCAAAGCTCGCCGTACATATCGTCGGGCTGCATCCTCAAAAGCTGCATAGTGTCCCGCCCGTCCCTGCTCAAACACTCAATACCCAGATCCCGCAGGCTCATGGATCTAAGCTCCTGCGCTCCGTCTGCCGGGTTCTCAACGGAAACGCCCGCCCGCATCATAAGTGCGTCGGTCGCCCTCTCTCTGAACGTGTCGCCCTCGTCCCTCGTAACCTGGACGCCCACCGGGCTGCCGGTCTGCCTCATGCTGTCAAGGATCGCGCTGCGTACCTGCTCCATGGTGGAACCGTTGCGGACGTACTCCGTGGGGTCAATGTCAAAATCTCTGCAAAGCGCCATAATCTCCGCTGCGCGGGTGCGCTCTGCCTCTGCTGCCCTCTGGCCGTCCTGGGGCGCCCCTGCTGCCGCTGTAGCCGTCTGGGCGGTGTTTCCCTGGGGTAATGCTGCCGGGGGCGCTGACGGCGCTCCTGCGCCTCCTGCAAGCCCTCTTTCCTGGGCGTCGATCTCTGCCTGGGCGTCGTCGATCTCGCGCTGCAGGTCGTTAAACTGTGCCTGCTCCTCCGCCGTCAGCGCCCGGTTCCCGTCCGCTTTGGCGGCGTTCACAATGGCCTGCTGCTTCAGCATGGCGGCTTCTTTTCTCTGTTTCGGTGTCATCTGTGTACCTCCTATTTTCTGTTTTTATTTATTTGAAGCTGCGCCTCAAAACAAGATAAAGTTTCCGGAGCCTGGGGATTTCCCTTAAGCTCCCGCCCTACTCCCACGGTAGCGTCCGCCGGGACGCTCACTATGCTGATCTCGTAGGGCATCCATTCCCTTGCGACGTCGCAAGGCCCCGCAAAGCGTCCATCGGTGGATATCTTTCCCGGCATGACTTCCTCAATCACGCCGATCTTATACCCAACGGAAACGCCCTTGAGCGTCCCGCTCTTTACCTTCTGAAAAATGACCTCGCTTTCCTCGTCGCTGTCAAATTCTACCTCAGCCATGCCCCGCTGGCTCTCAATCCATGCCCGGCCTATCTTGCCTATGACCTTATCCCGGTTATGGTTAAAGAGAAGGACTCCTATGCTGTTAAGCCTGGAAAGGTCAACGGCTGCCGGGTTATGGTCTAAAATCTCTTTGCCCCAGTACCGCTCGTAAGGTTCTTCCGAAGAAAACGAAAGAATGAACTTCCGTTCATTCCCTTCACCTTCCATAGCCCGGATCGTTGCCGAACTAAACGCCCTTATCTGGTTTTCCTTCCTGCTGTCCCTCGCTGCCGTCTGCGGCTGGCTGGCTCCCTTCCTGCTGCCCGTTCCTTGGCTGCTGCCCTGGTGGCTGGTTTCCTCCGCCCTGGTCAGTAGGTCCGCCGGGAGCTTCGCCCGGTTCTGGCTCTGGCTTATCCTCTGCAGGGGTAAGCTCTGCTTCTGTTCTGTCAAATATAACACCTCCCATCTCAATGCCTTTTTTCCTGGCGTATTCCAAAACAGCGACGGTTTCGTCTATCTGCTCTTTCCAGTCTTTTCCGTTCTCCGCTGCGACTTGCTGATATGTCTTTTGTCCGGTCTGCAGTGCGACCTTGGTAGCTGTGGCTTCTTTCGCCGGGTCGATCCACGGCTTCGGCGCTGCCACCCACTCGTGCTTAAAATATTTCTGCTTATCCTCCCAAAAGCCGGGAATATGAAACAAGCCGGAAAGAACGCCGGAAATTATGAAGGTTTCGTATACCTCGTCCATAACTACTTCCTTCAGCAGCTCTATGTCCTCTATGTAGGTCTGGCCGTCCTCAATGATTCCCTGCCTTGCGCTGCTATAGTTGCTCTGGCTCATGTCCCGGCTGGTCGCCTCGTAGCTTAAGCCCTGCCCGGCTCCTATAAGCCGCTGCTGCAGCTTGATATAGCTGGCGGCATCCGTCGCCTGTCCGGTCGGGTTTACGACCTGGATCTCGTCCCCGGCGTTAAGCTCCTTTATCATGCCGGGGCTTATCTTTTTCCCGTCGTAGTCCTCGCGGGGCCTTCCGTCGCCTGCTCCCACGCCCCTGGCGAAGCCTCCGGTTGTAGGTATGATCTTCTTTACGAAAACGGCAAGGCAGGCGGCTATTCGTTCCTTCACGCTTACCGCCGTCATAAACTCATTCGCGTCCCTTACCCTGGTAATGGTCGGGGCGAGGTCGCTCATCTCCCGAACCTGGGAGGGGCGGTCTTTGGTGAAATAAAAAATAATATCCTTTGCCGGAACATATACGGGTTCAATCTGCCCGAAGCCGTCTACGTTATACTGGCGGATCCAGTAGCCCATGGGCTTGTTATATGTGTTAAGCTCAATCCCTCCGACCACCCGGTGTTTCGGGTTGTGCGGTGCGGCCCGTCCGGTGTCCAGCTCGTCAACCTCCAACGCCTGCAATTTGAAAGGCAGCAGACCGCCGTTGGTGTAGCACTTCTTAAAAATAATTCCTCCGTCTACTTTCTTCCGGCGTTCCGCCATTCTAAGCATCTGGTTAAAGCTCTGCGTTTCGGTTACGTCGCAATTTTTCCGCTTGCACCACTCTATCCAGGCTTCCTGTATCTGCTTGTTAAGGGTTTCGCTGCTGGTCCTTGCCCGAAGCGTGTAGCCGTGGCCGACTACGTTCCGGCGGTATGCTCCGATCACGCTGTTCGCCATGTCGCTGTTTCGCTCTAAGTCCCTGGCCCTTGCCCTTATGGTGTCCCGGCTATAGCGGTCCGTCTGCTCTGCGCTCTGGTTGTACGCCACCCACCCGGCGTTAAGCCTGTCGTAGCCTCCGGCATCATAGTTGCGCTGCTCGTCCAGGTACTGCCGCCAGGCTTCCCGCCTGGCTCCGGCTGCCGGGGAAATGAAGCCGATTATATTGTCTAAAATGTTACCCAACTTTCATCCCTCCTTATCTCCGGTCAAATACTGCGACGTAGCAATCGTCAAGAAAGCCCGGCGTACTTCCGGCGACCTGTGCCATAAGGTCATTCTTGATTTTATATAATGTGTTAAGGTCTGCCCGGTTAAGCTGCCGGGAGCCTATCTTGTAACTTTGCCCGCCTACGCATATAGCGTAAATAGCGTTATTTACTTCGGTAAGCATTTCCTGCGCTGTCATCTGTTCTTCCACCCGGTTCCCTCCTTCCTACAGCCAGCTCTCGTTCTGGCCGATCCATTCTTCCTCCGGCGTGTACTGCTCTTTCTTCGGCTCCTTGGGTTCCTCCTGTATGTTCTGCAAATGAAGCATACGGACTCCCAGGGTATCGGCTGCCGCCATGGCGTAGACCTCCGCGTCTAAATAATGGTTGTCCGCATGGCTGTGTTTCGGCACCCATTCAAGCCGGGGCTTGCTGTTTCCGTTCTTAACAAGGATTTTATGCTCTGCCGTTACCTGCTCGGCGTATTCCTCGTCGCAGCCCTTGTATACCATCCAGCTTCCGCTGCCGTTCTTCCGGTGCATCCTGCTGGCGATCATGTCCTTATACTTGCCGCCGTCAACGATAACAAGGTCCATTCCGTAAGCCTTGGAAGCGTCCTTATTGACGGTACTCAGCTTGAAATGGCTCTGCATGGGGTTGCTGGAACCTTTGGCCGGCTTCGCCCATTCTGCGTTCAAAGCGCAAAAGTCGTATACGGCGTCGGCCTCGTAGCCGGAGTCTATGAGGCATAGGTTTACTATTGCAACGGCTCCGGACTCCGTCCTATATTCAAGGTTCATGATCTGCTCAACCTCCGAAAAGCTGTAAGCCTGCCCATGGGCTATGTTCTGGCTGGTTAAGAAGTCGCCCCAGGCTCTTATGGTCCAGTAAACGCTGTTTTCCTGTACGTCTACGCCTGCGGTAAGCAGCTTCGTCCAATCCGGCACGGTAAACTCTGTAAGCTCCGTCTGCCGTTCCATAACAAGGTCTTTGCTGGTCTTTAGCTTGGTATCTTCCCACGGCTCCGCAAGCCAGGAGTTTACGAAGTTCTGTAGCTTCTCCGGGTCTGCCTTGCTGTCCATAAATTCCTTCGCAATTTCGGAAAACCGGACGAAGGGGCTGTAAAGCGTATTGATCCAAAAGCAAACCTTTTTTACAAAGCGGGTCGTCTGCCTTACGACTTCCCAGTGTCCCTTCTTTACTGCCTGCTGCTTCTGGGCGTCGGTGATAACGCATCCGCACTCCTGGCAGACGTAAAAAGCAAACTCCGCCCGGTCTGCGTCGCTTAAGCCCTCCGAGTCGTCTATCGGCTCAAAGTTCCCCAGCTTCTCCTTTATGGCGTCCTCGCCGTATGCGTCCACAAGGTCCTTATCTTTCCCCGGCCACTTAAGGTTGTCAAAGCGAAGCTCTATAAACTCCCCACAATGCGGGCAAGGTATGAAGTAATGCTTTTCGGCGTCGGCTCCTTCCTTGGCTTTCCAGATGTGGTTCGTCCTTATGGTCGGGGTGCTGGTCATATAGACTTTGCTGTTTCGGAAAGTCTTTGTACGCTCTTTCGCCAGACTAATCGGGTCCGCCTCTTTCTTGCTGGCTCCTGGGTACTTGTCCACCTCGTCAAGAAAAAGGTATTTCATGGCGAAGGAAGCAAGCCCGGAAGGGCTGTTACTCCAAACGAGCTTTATAAACATATCATCAAAGTCAAGCTCTAAGTTGCTGCTGTTCTTATCAAATTTTTTATAAAGTGTCGAAGCTGCCTCTATCATGGGTCTGATTCGCTTCTCTGAAACGCTGCCGGCCATGGTTTCCGTAGGGTATACAACTTCTACGGGGGACGGGTCCTGCTGGATAACGTAGCCCAGCATATTAAGCTCCGCTTCGGTTCCGCCGCACTGGGTAGGCTTGCAAAAGTCTATTTCTTCCGTTTCCGGGTTTAGAAACTCGTCCATAATGCCTACCAGGTACGGAGTCCGGTCGTTGCTCCATGGCCCCGGCTCTGCGCTGGTCAGGCTGGAAAGCACCCGGTATTGTTCCGCCCACTCGGATACTGTCATATCTTCCGGGGGGTTCAAGTATTCAAGCGCGGATTTCTGGTATGCCTTGCACTCGTATTTCCGGAGCCGTAGCTGTTTAGGTTTTTGCACGGTGCTTCCCCGGCTTTTCTTCCCCCGGCTCCGGTGTATATCCGGCTACAACAAAAGCCCGAAGCATACGCTTTACTTCTGCGCTCATTTCCTTCTCCGCCTTGCGGGCTTCCAACGGCTCCAGCTTGTCGCTTACTATGCTTACAAGCCGGGACGGTATGCCCATAGCAAACCGTTTGAAGGAAACAAAAAACTTTTGATAGTCTAAGGCTACTTCCTCAACGTCTATATATTTTCCGGCGGCGATCTCTGCCCTCATGCGGTGCATCTCACCCTGGCTCTCCTTCAAGGCGATTTCCGCCTCCAGCTTCTGCTGCCTTAACTCCGTTTCCTTTTCGGACTTGCCCTTGCCGTATGCCTTATCGGACAAATACTGGATATATGTTTTAATGGTCGGTACAAGCTCGTAACGCCTGCCCTCCCCTGGGACTTCGTCCGTCTTTATGATGCCCTCCTGTGTAAGCTGCTGTACCCTGCGGACGGAAACTCCGAAAATCTGGGCTATGATCTCAACCTTTACGAACTGGCCGCCGCTTGCCTTTTCCTCTGCCATTATGCTTCGCCCTCCCTTACTCTTACGGCCTTCTGGCCGGTGTATTCCTCCCAACGGTCAATAATAATGTCGCAGTATCTTTCGTTTAGCTCCATAAGGTATGCGCTGCGGTCAAGCTGTTCGCAGGCGATCAGCGTTGTCCCGCTCCCTCCGAAAAAGTCAGCGACGGTATCGCCGTATTTGCTGCTATTGGTAATCAACCGCCCGAAAAGCGCCACGGGTTTCATTGTCGGGTGCATATCGCTCCGGGCCGGCTTCTTTTCGTACAAGACTGACGTGTTCTCCTGCAGGCGTTCCCGGACGCCCTCAATGTATGCGACAAGCTCCGCTTTCTTCATGGCTGAAAAGTCTATATCGTCCTCAATGAAAACGGTATCTTGTCCGCGCCCTCCGCCGAAGTAATGACCGCTGCCCTCCTTCCAGCCGTAAAGGATAGGCTCATGCCGCCAGTGGTAATCCTGCCGCCCTATGACGAACTGGTTTTTTTCCCAGATCAATGTCTGCGCCTGGTAAAAGCCAGCCTCCTTCATGGCGGTTCGGAAGTTTATACCCTCGCTGTCGGCGTGGAAAATGTAAACCGAACAGCCGGGGCGGGCTGCTTCGTTGAAATTACAAAACGCCTTATACAAGAAACTGTAAAAGGCGTCGTTGCTCATCCGGTCGTTCTGGATCTCGTTATTTGTCCGGGTGCGGTTCCGCTTATAGGAACGCTCCAGGCTCTTGTCTTTGGTTTCGTAGTCTACGTTATACGGCGGGTCGGTGATGATAAGGTCCGCCGTCGTTCCCTCCATCAGCCGCTCAACGTCGGAAAGGTCCGTAGCGTCCCCGCACATGAGGCGGTGGTTCCCCATCTGCCAAATATCGCCGGGGCGTGTCCGAACCTCCTTAAGCTCCTTCAGCTTCTTGTCCGGGTCGTAGCCGTCGTCATTCGCCTCCTGGGTAAGCTCAACGGCTGCAAATAGCTTTTCGATCTCGTCGCCTCCGAAGCCTGTAAGCCCCACGTTATAGTCTGCCTTATCTAAATCTATCAATAGATCCTTTAAGGCTGCCTCGTCCCATTCTCCGGTTATTTTATTCAAGGCAATATTGAGGGCTTTCTCCCTGGTCTTGTCCATCTCAACCAGAATACAGTCCGCCTCCGTATAGCCTAAATCAAGCATAACCGTGCGCCGCTGGTGGCCGCCTATGATGGTATTGTCTGCGTTGATAATAATCGGGTCAACGTAGCCAAATTCTTCTATGCTGGCGGCTATGCGCTGGTACTCCGGGTCGCCCGGCTTTAATGCTTTTCGCGGATTATATTCCGCTGGTTTAAGGTCTGCAAGCTGTCTTTTTACCAGCTCCATAGTCCGTTTCCTCCTTCCGGTTCTGCCCTTGCGTAACGAAAGGCAAAATTATTTTATGATTTTATCGCCAAAAAGGCCGCGCATTCCGCGCCCCGTACCCTAAATTTTTTTCAGTAAGTACCTTTCAACCTCTGCGCTGATAGGCTTGTCGAACAGCGCAGCCAAGGGCTTGCCCTGCCTCTTTCTCTCTTTGTTCTCATTGCTTCTGTGTGGCATTGTATGCCTTGCCCCCTTTGCTTCAATGCCTGCTTGCGCCATGCGCGCCTCATGCCTATGCCGCTATGTGCGCCTATGCCCTTGGCTGTAGCGCTATACATTGTGCCTGCGCTGTGCTATATGTATTCAATATAATAAGCCTATGCTATGCCCTGCTATAG